TCAACTCCCTAATCAGCCTGAACCTTTTGAAGGTTATTTTGGAAGTTGCAAAGATAACATAGAATTAGTTACAGAAGATGGGTATAAAGCGAAAGGATTGTCTTTTAATGTGGTATGCACTTGGCCTTCAAGGCGACCAGGACATTAATTTATGCCGAGTATTAATGTAAATATCCAAGATTGTATAATCCCGATGTACGATAATGTACTTCGGGATATTTTTGAGCATAACCATACTCACTATGTATTTCCGGGTGGGCGTGGTAGTTGTAAATCTTCATTTGTAGGGCTGATTATCCCTCTTTTAATTGTAAATAACCCTCAAATTCACGCGGCGTGCTTTAGAAAAGTAGGAAATACTATTCAAAACTCGATTAGAGCGCAAGTTGAGTGGGGAATTTTTAAACTCGGTTTGCAAGATTTATTTAATATTCCTGCATCTTACGCTAATCCTATAACTTTTAAGCCTACGGGGCAAAAAATTTACTTTCTTGGACTTGATAAGCCTCAAAAAGTCAAGTCTATTAAGCCAAAATTCGGATATATCGGCATTACTTGGTTCGAGGAGTTGGACCAGTTTGCTGGAGAGAATGAAATTCGTACTGTTACGCAATCTACAATGCGTGGAGGCGATACTTATTGGGACTTTAGAACCTTTAATCCCCCGATTTCAAAGAATAATTGGGCGAATATGTACGCTGAAAAAGCGCAAAAACGCTCCCTCAGTACGCTGGTTATAAGAAATACATATCTCGATGTTCCTAGAGATTGGCTTGGAGAGCAGTTTATCGAGGAAGCCGAAGAACTCAAAGCAATTAATCCTCGTGCTTACGAACACGAATATATGGGAGTTGCTACGGGTACAGGCGGAGATGTATTTGAAAACGCTTGTGAACTCGATATGTCAAGGATGATTGGCTCATTTGACCACATTTATAACGGAATTGACTGGGGTTTTGCAAGAGACCCGTTTCGTTTTGTGCGTATGCACTTTGACGCCAAGAAACTTGATTTGTATATATTTGATGAGTTTACCACATATAAAACCCGTAATGAGGATACTTTCCACCGTCTCTACGATGAAGAACACAAATTAACCCGTGCAGAGTTAGTTACTGCGGATAGCGCAGAAGAAAAATCCGTGGCTGACTTTAGAGCGTATGGTGCATTTATTCGCCCCGCAAAGAAGGGACCCGATAGTATTCGTTACGGAATTAAGTGGTTACAGGGTTTAAGACATATCTATATAGATAAAAACCGTTGCCCTGAAACCTATTATGAGTTTGTCAATTACGAATATGAGCGAGACCGAGACGGGAATTTCATAAGTGCTTATCCTGATGCAGATAACCACTCTATTGATGCCGTTAGATATGCTTTGGAGAACTACTGTAATCGTAGGGGTAACTGAATTTTTTGCTGGATTTACAATAAAATATTCACTACTATTTACATTCATCTACAAAGATTGTAAAATTGAAGTATGAGCGAACATTTAAACTTGCTGACTATGGCATTTGAAGGTGTTGGTGAGTACAGAATACCTCAAATTAAGCCCGTTACAGAACTCTATGTCAAAGATTGGATAGGGTTTAACTTCGTAGCAACCACAAAAAAGCAACGAGCGACCACGGGAGTTCATTTTTACATTGACGATTACCAATTTGAGCGTGTTTGGAATTATCCCTGGAGATATTCAAAGACTTTTAATGAATTTGGGGCAATAATGTCACCCGATTTCTCAACATATCTTGATTTTCCTAAAGCCGTTAGAGTTTTTAACCATTATCGTAAGCATTGGTGCGGTGCATATTGGCAAGAAATGGGTGCAACTGTCATACCAACTATCGAGTGGGGTACAAAGGAAGATTACTCTTGGTGTTTTGACGGCGAACCTGAGGGAGGGATAGTGGCAGTTTCTAATGTGGGAATAATGCGAAGTAAGGAATTGCGGGCAAATTATATGGAAGGGTACAAAGAAATGCTTATTAGGCTTCAACCAAAAGAAGTTTTAATGTTTGGGCATACCTTTGACGATTACCCGGGACCTGTTCATTATATACATTATCAGCAAGCAAAAGGCGGACAAGGAGAAGAATAATGGCAAATAAAGCAAGATATTACGGACTATCTACTAGAGAAGAGCGACAAGATGTGTCTATGGGTAGCGGAGTTTATCCGGAAACAAACGGAGATTTAACCTATGCTGCCGTTGTTACGGCGATTAGAAATTATAAATTAACTCACCCCAATTTTGATAATCTCTCGGCAACTGCGGCCGCGGCGGCTATTGCTAAAGAATTGGATAAAACGGGAAGATATGGAAATGTGTCCTCAGGTGGAGGGCGCATTAAATCTGATGGATATTCAATTTCTCTTACAAAAAGTAAAGGAATGATAACCGCAAGTAAAGCGTCTGAACAAGTTAATACGGATAAAAAGAGAAAAAAGAATAAGTGAGGTAGTATATGAGTGTATGGAAAGCCCTCACAGATAAAATAAAGGGGATTGTAAATAAAATGATTGGCCGACAAAATATTGAAGAAGTATTAAAAGTTAAGCCCTCCATTTCAAGTGAAATGATAAATGCCATTGAGTTGTGGACGGCTATGTATGAGAACAGAGCCCCTTGGCTTAAAGGAGCAACTCCTGAGGATAAATCAGTAGTTAAGTCTTTAGGTCTATCCCAACTTATTGCAAGCGAGAAAGCAAGAACGGCTTTAATTGAATTTGAGAGTGAGATTACTACTCCCATTGAGGAAGTTAAGCCTGCAACTCCTAATTATATGGCAGAGGATAACATCGGAACTGATGGAAAACCAGAACCACAGATTGCTACTCATGTTGTTACGGAAGATGTTCCAAAAGGTCCGACAGACAGAGCAGATTTCCTTAACAACGAATATATTAAACTTAAAGATGCGTTGAGGGTACAAATTGAGTATGGTATTGCAAAGGGCGGATTGGTTATCAAGCCTTACCCTGTTGAGCATAAAATTCCCGTAAAGTATCCCGAACCCAACTCTGCCCGTGATAGTGAGGATACTCCTATTGAAACAACAACAAAGTGGGAGTTTGAGTTTGACTATATTCAAGCCAACGAGTTCTACCCATTAGCGTTTGATGCAAGCGGTAAAATGACAGAGGCTGCATTTATCCAGAGAAAATATGATAAAGATAAGGTGTATAGCCGTCTTGAATATCATAAGTTAGAGGATAATGTTGTAACTGTTATCAATAAAGCATTTGAAACAAGTGCAAGAAGTACAGGTGGAGAGGAGATTTTAGGAAAGGAAGTTCCTTTAGATACTGTTCCAGAATGGGCTATGCTTTCCCCCGAAACAAAGATTGGAGGAGTAAACAGACTTCTCTTTGCATATTTTAAGATGCCTGAGGCTAATACGATTGATACTCATTCTCCTCTTGGTGTTAGCGGTTTCGATAAAGTTAAGGGGCTTATTGCAGAAGCCGACAGACAGTATTCAAGACTTCTTTGGGAGTTTGAGGGTGGTGAACTTGCTATTGATATTGACCGTGAGGCTTTGAGGTTTATGGAAGACCCCAATAATCCGGCAGGCGGGCACTCTGTTATGTCGCAGTTACAGGATAGACTTTATCGTAAAGTTGACCTTAATGACGAAAAGACCTATGAGGTATTCTCTCCTACATTAAGAGACCAATCTATCATCAATGGCCTTAACTGTATTCTTATGAGAATTGAGGATGTTTCAGGTCTTTCCAGAGGAACGCTCTCTGATGTTATTAGCGAGGCCAAGACTGCTACTGAACTGCGTATGCTCAAGGTTAGAAGTTATGAAACCAATCATCACATTCAGCAGGCTATTGAAAGAATGTTAAAGGACGCAATCTATGTAATGAATGTCTATTGTGACCTTTACAATATCACACAAGACGGGGAATACGAAGTATCCTTTGAGTGGGACGATAGCATTTTAAGTGATAGTGATACTGAACTTACCAAGAGAATAATTCTCATTCAGAATGGTATTGCATCTAAACTTGAAACCCGTATGTGGTACTTTGGTGAAACAGAGCGACAGGCAAGAGAGGCTCTTATGCGAGTACAACAAGAGAGTTTGGAGAGTGTTCAGCAGAACATTGAGGAAATGGGTCTGCTCGGACAAACTCCAGAAAGTAAGAAGAAAGAAAGCCCCAAGAATGAAGAAGGGGGAAACAATTTTAAGAGTGGAGATAACCAATATAGCGAATAATGCTTACAGACGAGCAGATTGAGGATATTTTATTCAAGTACACAAGTCGGCAAGATGAATTTAGTTTGCGCATAATTAGAATTATTGCGAACAGACTATCAAACCTTGCCGATTTTGATAAACTTGATACATTACATCAAGAAGAGGTTATGCGTGAAGATATAACCTTAATTAAGCGTGTCCATAAAGATTATGTTAAAAAGCAGATGCAGGCCATTAAAGATGATTTTTGGTGGATTGCAGTTGTGATTTATATGGAAAGTCTTAAATTTTATGCGGAGCAATTAGCATTACGGGAAAACAACGCTTTGATGACCTCAATAACAGAGATAACAAAAGAGGCGCAAACTCAACTTTTGGCTCTTTTAAGACACCCTGTTTTTGTAATTCGTGATTTAAAAAATCCCGCAATTCTTAAAGCGTGGGATTTAGAAAAAACTTATCGTTCTATACTTGCGGAAGCATCAAATTACAGTAATGTATCAAATGAACTTCGTGATATAGCGTTAAAACGCACGGAAACGCAGTTATTTGATAGTGGCGTGCGTTATATGATAGATAACTCATCTGATAACGCAAAGAACGCTATAAGCGCAAACCAGGCGATTAGAATGAATGTGCTGGAAAACGCAAAACTTCTCATAAATAAAATGCAAGATATTATGGGTAAACAGTTTGGGGCTAATGCCGTTGAACTGTCTGCACACATTTATCCTGCTCCTGACCACGCACCTGCGCAAGGACATCAGTATTCTTTGGAAGATATGAAGAAGATGCAGAGTGGAGAAGATTTTAAAGATTTAGAGGGTAATTCGTATGCGGGGTTTGAGCGTAGAATTGGAGAGTGGAATTGCCGCCATTATTTTATGAAAATAAAGAAAGGCGCAGAACCCACTTATACACAAAAACAATTAGATAAGATTTTAGCGGAC